GTTATTTTTTTTTATTTTTGGCGAGCCGATGAGGCCCGGGGGGCTTCTCCCGCTTCTCCCGGCTCCTGCTTCTGCTGCTTGCTTGGCTTGGCCCTTGGAGCCAGCCCTGCTTTTTGGCGCGCTTGGCTGCGCTTGCTGTTGCTTCGTCTTGCTTGCTTCGTGCTTCGTGCTTCGTGCTTGCTTGCTTCTTGATCCTGCTTGCTTGCTGCGACCGAAGGTTGCGCCTTCCCAGCCTTGCTTCGTGCTTGCTGTTGCTTGCGCTTCTTGCTTCGTGCTGCCGTGTTGTTGTGCTGTTGCGGATTGGCGCTTGGCTTCGTGGCCGCGCTTCTGGGCGCTTGGCGGTTGCCGGGTTGGTTGCGCTTGGCTGCGCTTGCTGTTGCTCGCAGTTGTTGCGGATTGGCTTGCGGCTTGGCCGTGGTTGCGGTTGCGGGCTTCGTGGTCGGCGGTTGCGGCTTGGTGCTGGTGCTGTGGCTCGCGCTTGTGGAAAAGCCGGTGGAATTGTGGAAATGTGGAAATGTGGAAAACCTTGTGGAAAGACCGAAGGCGCGCTTGGCGCTTGGCTTGGCCGTGGTTGCGGTTGCTGCCGCTTGATTCACGCAGTTGTTGCGGATTGGCGTTTTTCCTGGCCGAACGCGGCCCTTCTGCGCTTCCGTGTGGTTCTTTATGCGTCTTCGGGCCTTCCGCGCTTCCTGCGGGCTTCTGGGGGCCAAAAAAGGCCGCCTTTTGGGCGGTCCTTGTGCTTGCTTGCGGCGCGGGCTACTGCGCTTCGGTTGCTTCTGCGGCGGTCAGCAGGGCTCGGATGGCCGCTTCGGTGGCGGCGTAGCGTCTCTGCTTGGACTCGAGCTCGGCGGTGGCGGCTTCTGGGTCGTCTTCGTACTCGCATCCGTCGAAGTGGAAGCTTTCGATGTCTTCTTGCATCCATTCCAGCGCTTCTGCGGCCGTCTCTGCCTGCTCTTTTGTGATCGTTATTGTGGTGTTTTTCATCGTTCTTTCCTTTCTTTCTGCGCCGGTTCTTCCCGGCCGGCGCTCCGGATTGGTGGTTGCGGCTTAGCGTGGGTGGCGCAGGTTGTAGATTCTGCGGTCGGCGTTGGCTTCTGCTTCTTCTGCGTCGTATTCCGCGTCTTCTGCGGCCCGGGTTGCGGCTGCGGCTCGTTGCTTCCACTTGCGGGCTTCTGCTTCGGCTTCGGCTGTGTCCGTGCCGTTCTTCGCGTTGCGGCGGATTGCTTCTTCTGCTATCGCTGCGTCTTCTGCGGCGCTTGCGGCCCGGGCGATTGCGCGGGCTGCTTCGTAGTGGGCCTCTGCGACCTTCGCGTATTCTTCTGCCTCGGTTGCCGCTAGTGCCGCGGCGTCGGCTTCGGCGGCGTCTGCGGCCCGGGTTGCGTCGCGGAGCGCGCTTGCGGCTCCTGCTGCGGCGCTTGCGGCGTCTTTTACTTGCCACCCTAGTGCTTCTGCTTCGTCGGCTTCGGCGGCGGTTGCGGCGATTCTGGCTGCGGCTAGTGCTGCGCTCGCTGCGTTGGCGTTGGCTTCTGCGGCCCGGGCTACTTCCTGGTCCGCCTTTTTGTTGGTCTGGTTGTTGTTGGTTGGTTGGTTGTTCATTGTTGTTCCTTTCGTTGTTGTTGGTTGCTTGCGCCGGGCTTGGCCGGCCGGCGCTCCGGATTGGTGGTTGCGGCTTATTCGTCTAGTTCCTTCCTCGCTAGTGCTGCTGCGTCTTCTGCGGCGTCGAGGTAGTGGTCGGCGGCTTCGCGCTCTTCCCTTGCGTTCTCGTAGAGGCACCCTACCGCGTTGCTGAGCCCGCAGTCTCCGCCTCCGTCTCTGATGTCGCCTTCGGTGTCGGTGCGTCTGGTGACTCCTAGGGCCCTGATGGCGTCCGTTGCGGCTTGCTGGAGTGCTTGGCTTCGTGTTTCCCCGGCGCTTCGGGCGGCGTGGTATGCTCCGATTGTGGCTATTGCGTAGTTGGCCTGCTCGCGGGCGCTTTTGGCTGCGGCCCGGGCGCTTCGGGCGGCGGCGCAGGCTTCCTCGGCTTCTTCGCGCTTTCTCTCTAGGGCTTCCTGCAGCCTTTCGATGTAGGTTTCTGCTTCGGAGGCCGCGGCTTCGGCTCCTGCGGCGTATAGTTCTGCGTCGTCTGCGAGCTTCTCGGCTTCTTCGGCTTCTCCCTTGGCCTTGGCTGCGTGTTCGTAGGCTTGCTTGATGTCTTCGGCTTCGGCGGGCCATTCTCTGGTTGCGCTGGCTTCTGCTTCGGCCTTGGCTGCGGCTGCGGCTGCGGCTTGGTTGTTTTTGGTTGTTGCTTGGTTGTTCATTGTTGTTCCTTTCGTTTCTTTTGTTGTTCTGCCTCTATTGTATATCGGTATTACCTATAAGTCAAGTGTTTTTTTGGACTTTTTTTGTTTTTGACTTTTCCACAGGCTCCGGGCTTTACCTCTGTTATTGGCCCGGCTTCACCTCTGTTGGCTCGGCTGTGGAAAACTTTTTGGCGACCTCTGTTGATCGTCGTGGCCGGTGGGCGCTTGGCCGGCTCTCAATTAATAATGGTTGGCGCTTCGGGCTTCTGCTTGACTTCGGCTTCGGGGTATGCTTTATTGGACTTGCCGGTTGGGCCTGGGCCGTGATCGTGGCCGGGTACCCCTGGCGGTAATCTGTTGGCCGTGTTGGCCGCCTCTGTTGACCCCTGTTGGCGTCTGTCGACCTCTGTTGGGCGTGCCGGCGACCTCTGTTGACCCCTGGGCGTGTAGGGCCAGGGCGTGCAGGCCTAGGGCGTGCCAGTGATTTTTTTCGAGGGCCAGGGCGTGCCAGCAAATTTTTGGAGGCCGAAGCGTGCCAACCTATTTTGGCGAGCCAGAGCGTGCCACCATTTTTTTTTGGCTGGGGCGTGCCAAGCGTGCCAATAGCGGCGAGGCGTGTCAACATATATAGGGCGAGCGTCTAGGGCGTCTAGCTAAAAGAAGGCCGCCTTTTCAGGCGACCTCCCCTCGTTCAGCGTGCCTTTATTCTTCGTCGTCTTGGAACTCGGCGATCGCTTCCCAGCGGTCGATGGTTCCCCATCTCGCTCCGCGGCCGTTGTTCAGGTCCAGCGTCACGATTTCTGTGTCGTCTTCTAGCCCTTCGAGCAGCTCGCGTAGCTCTCCCACCGTGATTGTTCCTTTCTCTGCGGCTTGCTCCGCGTTGTATCCTTCGTTTGCTCTCATTCTTAGTGCTACTCTCATTTTTTCATCTATCCTTTCGTTTGCGTTACAAGTACATTATATATCGGTATTACCTAGAAAGCTAGTCTTTTTAGGCCTTTTTTTAATGTTTTTAGTAAGCTATAATGGCACTAGCTTTTAGCCACTAGGCTTCTAGTGAATCTATGTTACCAATTTGGCCATTCGATTTTTTCCAAGGTGGGGGGGAAACTTAGTGAATCTATGTTCCCCTCCTGGAGCTTTTATTTTTTCTGGGGTTGGGGGGTAATTTAAGTGAACCTATGTTCCCACTTCGTTTGGATCGAAAAAAAGGAAGGTGGGGGGTTTAATCCTCACCTTCTTCTCTTTGTCTGGCCAGTTCGCGGAGATGATCTGCACTTATTTCGCCGTTGTCCGCCATTTTGTGGTGTTTCACGCATAGCGGGATGAGATTGTAGTTGTCCAGGAGCTTGTCGGGGGAGTCTTTCAGCTTTTCAATGTGATGTGTCTCCAGGTCTGCGTAAGTGTAGACTCCTTCTTCTTTGCAGACCGGACAGAGATACTTGCTGTCTTTTTTTATTTGCTCCGCTTTTGTGTGCCACGCATACGTATTCCTTAGTTTGCTTTCCTGGGTGGCTATTCTCATCCTACCTACCGGGCATTCCTGGCCGCTTTTGTGGATTTTCCCACATCTTGGGCAGCTTTTCCACATGGCTTACACCAGCCGTAGGTTGTCCGTGTTCACCGCTGCGTAGATTGGACCGTTGTATGGATCGTCTGCGCGGAGTACTGCTCTTTTGCCGTCTAGTTGGCTGATGTAGTAGAAGTCGCGCGTCTTGTAGAGCGGCGTTCCGGTGAAGTCTACATAGGTGATCGGCAATACTTTGTCGCCTACTTTGAAGCCAGTGCTTGGCGCTGGAGCTGGTGAGCTGCCGCCTACTTTCACTAGGTTCGAGGTATTAGCTGCACAATATACCGTGCCATCTACGCTGTCTGCCCGAAGGACCGCGCGGTTGCCACTTATCTCGCTAACGTAGTAGTAATCTCTTGTCTGCAGAAGGGGGGTTCCGTAGTAATCGACCCAGCTTTTTAGGGTTACTTTATCGCCCACTTTGATGCCAGTCGAGGGGGTTGGTGTTGGGGTTGGCGTAGGTGCAGGTGTTGGGTAGTTAATCGCGTTAGCCCTATCCGCTAGCTCGCTCATTTTGCTGCGTAGATAATTGCCGGGGCAAGAAGTCGCTGCATACATTGAGTGCCAGGTTAGGTTCTGACCTGGTACTAGCTTGCCTAGGCCGTTGCGCTTAGCAATGTCTGCGCAAAGCTTGACCAGTGAGTTAAATGTTGCATCAGAGACCGGCCAGTCACCGCCGTTTTCACAGTCTGAGTTTTCAATGGTTACCGAGTGAATGTTGCTATCCCAGTTACTGTCTGTCCAGGCGGTGTTTTCTTCTTCTACGTAGACCGCAATTTCGCCGCTCAGGCCGATGCCATAGTGCGATGATCCACCGCGGCCTTCTACTTGGAATATCTCGCCGCAGCGCTGCGCACTTAGCACGCCAGCCATATGATGCACTGTTATCTTGTTTATACCGCCGTTTGGTCGTCCGTATGTGTAGTTAGACGGGTTTGCCGGCACGCTTATTGTTGCTAATGGTGAATGACTCATTATTTATTCTCCTTTACATCCGCTGGAATGTCGCCAGCTCCGATTACATCCATTTCGTTTAGCATCGCTGATTCTACTTCGGCTTTGCTATTTTCTACTGGTTGCTCTTGTTTTTCTTGCTTCTTTTTACCCATTTTAGTCCTCCTTAATTTTTTCGACTACGTTTTTAGTTCCAGAGAATAGACCGCAGGCGGACAGACCAAGCGCCAGCCCGATCAGCGTTCCTTCTACTGGGTTCATGTGAAAATAGACAATGTACACCCCGATTCCTATTGCTAACCCTAGCACTACATCCACTATGGGAATGAATCGTTTGTCTAAGCCGATTTTTTTAATTATTTCGGCTATTGCCATTATTAGCGCTACCTGCGCTACTGGCGTGAATAGATATCTTAATAATTCGTTTGTATCCATTTCTTTACCTCCTTATTTTTATTATATCACAATACGAAAAAGCCACCCTTTTTGGGAAATATGCTATAATTAGTTTGGGTTGTTCTAACCCTTTCGTTTATGCCGCGGGGTGTTTCGCGAAGTGCACCCCGCCCTTTCTTTACATAAAAAATGCCCGCTTGCGTCTAAGCGGGACTTATATGAGTGAAATTTTATGCCTAATTTTTATTTTATTGACTCTGAGTGTGCCTCATATCCGAGTTTTATTACTTAGTGGGTTTATTTAAGGTGTAGCATTTTTGTACACTAAATCATACACAATAGATTATGGAAGGTACGACGCAATTTAATTATATCACAATTATTTCGCAAAATAAAAAGCAAGCCAACAGCAGCTTGCTTAAGTTTGTTATTGTCTTTCTGGTCTTGTTTCAGATTGTTTCGCTGGGTTATTAGCCGGATTTTTGACCTTTTCCGAGGTTTCGCTCGGCTTCTGATCTTCTTTTCGCATTACCAATCATACTCCCTTTTTGATGTGTGAGGTGGCCAAGATAGTCCGGACGCGGTTGGCAGTTACCTACCCCTTGATTATCTCGGCTATCTTAATTTGCGCAGAATGAGCTTTTTTAATCTATTTTTAAGTTTCCTTAGCTTCCAAATCATCCATTGTTGATCCCTTCGTGGTTTTTAACTGTCTCGCTTATAATATCTATGGCGGAATTCGTCGCTGTCTCTATCTCTGCTATCAATATTTCACGGCTGTCTTTCAGCTCGGTCATTAGGTCATCTTTGGTATTTCTGAGGTCTGTCTTCATGTCTGTCACGGTTGCTTTTTGGCTGGCTCCAGTGATCACGTAGACCACAATGAAGTTTATCGCTGAGCTGGCTATCATAGACCAGATTTCTACTTGGCTAATAGGAATCACTCCTTTTAGCTTAGTTTTAGAAGTCGAAGTCTGTTTTATCCCTTTTCTTGAGTCGGTAGCTTTTGCCGCGCAGCTCCATTCCCACGCATTTTTCTCGGATTCGGTCTGCAGTCTTGCCGGAGAGTCCGCGCTCTTTGACCATCTCCTGGAGAGAGTAGTTGCTGGTGAATATCATTGGCTTGCGGTTATTGTAGCGGCTGTTGACCACCTCGAAGACCTTTTCTTGTAGCCATAGATCGTCATCGTTCTTCGTAACCCGCTCCGTGCCGAAGTCATCTATAATGAGGAAGTCCACATCGCGCAGGCGCTGCATGAACTGGGCTTCGTTCATTTCTTTGCTGCCAAAGTTCGAACGTATTGTCTTGGATATTTCGCCCATGCTTGTGTAGATGACCGGGCGGCCTTTATTCAGCAGTTCGTTGGCTATGCAGGCGGTGAGATGCGTTTTTCCGGTTCCCTTATCGCCGAATAGGTAGATGCCGTGGCCCTTTTCCAGCACCTTTTCGAAGTTCGCGCAGAACTTCTCACACCTGGCGTAGATGGCCGCAAAGTTGTCCGAGTAGACATCTGTCTTGTCGAAGGTCGCGTTTTTGTACTCATCTCCCAGTAATGAATCGCGGCGCAGCTGCTCCAGGTATCTTTTTCGCTCCATATTTTTGCTGGCCTGGTTTTCTTTTTCCCATTGCTCCATCTGGCAGGAACATTTGATCCATATCTTCCTCGAGAAGCCGAAGCGGGTTCGCCGCTCTCCGCACTTTTTGCAGTAGATGTCATTATCCTTCACATATTCTTCTTCTGGAATCATCTGGTCCAGCATCTGCTTTGTTAGAATGTCGTTTTGCTTTTGATTCTGGATCATTATATCTTTTATGCTCTGCATGGTTCCTCCTAAAATCCGTCTGCCTCTAGCTCTTTTAGAAATTCCTCGTCCTGGGGTGACAGCTTCGGTTTTTTAATGGTGTCTCTCTGTTCCCATGTTCTTACCGATGCTTTCCAGTCCTTCATTGGCGAATTCCCCACCTTCCAGCCTTTAGAAGTGTAGAAGTCCACGAATTGCTGGGGGTTTATCTGATTGCGGCGCTCTAGGCAGTATTCAGTCACATCTTTCAAAGTCGGTGGCGTAAAGCGCTTTGCGCTACTTACTGTATTATTATTAGATTTAGTATTATTATTTGTAATATTATATGGCACATCTTTGTCCATATGGTCACGGACATTTTTGTCCATATGGTTGAGCTTATTTTTGTCCATATGGTTGAGCTTATTTTTGTCCAGAAATATGTATCTTATTTTTTTAATTGTGCCATCGTTGTATCTGAATGTTTGCACTGTCGTAGCGATATAACCCTTTTCCTCTAGGTTTTTTACCCAGCGTGATATGGTTTTTTCGCTTGTTTTGTACAGCTCAGCAAAATAGTCATTGGTTGCCCAACAATAGCCTTTTTTATTGCAGAGCGCAGTAATCTCACCATATAGCAGTTTTGCATTTGGTATGAGGTCTTGATCATATCTAATATCTGCCGGTATGATCGCATAGTAGTTTGGCTCTTGCTCGTTCATGCTACATTCTCCAATTCTATCCCATGAATGTTTGGTATTTCCCCATCTAAGTACTTTTTATAGTCATACCATCTGTTGCATTCTATTATTGTCTCAATCAAATTCTGAGCGTTTTGCAGGTTGTACAAGTTGCCGTTAAGCGCGTTTCCTATTATTTCTGCGTAAAAGGTTTTCTCTAGTTTGTTTTTTCCGCAAGATTCGGTTGTATTTATTAGAAAGTGATATCTAGCGTGCAAGCCTTTTGGTATTAATAGTAGGTTTCGTATTTCATTGTTACTGCGGTTTAAATCCAGGTGATGGATATCGTACCACTTCGGAATTTTAATTCCGTAATGCTTGTTATAGATTTGTCTGTAATTCATTTTACCTCCTTTGTTTTACTATTAGAGGCATATTGAAAAGAGACCCAGACGCAAGGCTTTAGGTTTGTTGGGCACCAAGTGTCCTAAGGCCCTGCGTTTGAATCTCTTTTCACTTAGTGCCATCATAGTTCAATAATACCACATTTTTCCAAAAGTCCAGTGGTTATTTGTCGTATGGATAGTCTGAGTTTTCCACAGGGCTTGTACCGTTCACTATTGGTATTAAGGCGTTCAGCTCCGCTATCTCTTGGTGCGCCGCCTTTAATTTTGCCTCCAGGCGCTCTATGTCGTATTTCGCCAGCGCCAGGTCTGATCTATTATTCTCTATCACTGCGCCGAGCGCGCCCAGAATGGCCATATACTCGGCGTTAGTGTCTCTTGCCATAATTATCACCTCTTTTCATTCGTTTCACCACTTCGAGCCAGATCTGCGTAAGGTCTGGGCTTCTCTCTATAAGCTTTGTTTCGTATTTCCGCTCAATCTTTTGTGCCTTTGACAAGCGGCCACATCTCCCTATCTGGTATTTCAAAAGCGTTCTGCATCTTTATCCAAAACGATACTGATCCTAAGCTGCGGCCGTTTTCGGTCTTCGCGTAGTATTGTCTGGACCATCCCATTTTTTCGGCCATATCGGCCTGCGTGAGCCCATAGCGCGCTCTAAATATTTTTAGTGATCTATTTGCCACTATCTCAGCTCCTTTCTAAATCCGGTATCCTTTGGCCACCATTCTTGCATATTCCCTGGCCGCGGCCATCATCGTTTTGTTCGATCCATTGACCTGCAAAAGCTTATAGGTTTTCTTGCGGCTATCCGGCAGCTTTCTTATTTGGTCTAGATATTCGTTTGCTCTTATATGAAGCACCTCTATTCTTAGTTGCGTCATTTTGGCACAGTAACATTATCGTCATTATTCGCCTATTCATACCTCTTTTTTGTTGACATAATTTTTCGACTATTCTACTTGGGGTTGCATTATGACACAACCTAAGTTATTATACCTTTAGCGGCGCAGGTTCCAGACTGCGCAATCTAATTGATGAGGGTGTGATTATGTGAGTAGTTCTATTGGCTCAAAGTTGCAATCCTTACGAAAGGCTCGCTGCTTTTCGCAACAATATGTAGCGGACGTTTTAGGTCTTAAGCGCTCCACGCTTAGTAACTATGAAATAGGTCGCCGGCTTCCATCCTTGACGGATTTAGGTCGCCTGGCGGAGTTTTATGGTGTGAGTTTGGATTACTTTGACCTGGCCGCGGCCGATGAGGCACAGGATTTGCTAGCGCGCGCTCGTGATCTATTTATGAGCGACGATGTATGCCAAGCGACTAAGGACGATATTTATCGTGAAATCGCATTGTTATATCTTAAATTGAAAAAGTGAGGCTTCGGCCTCTGTAAACTGTTATATCTGTAGAAAAGGAATGTTATATCATGAAGAAAACTAAAGCTGTTATCTATATTCGTTATTCATCTCATAAGCAAAGGGAGTCATTCTCTATCGAGTATCAAGTAGACGAATGCACAAAATTTATCGAGACACAAGGCTATGAGCTTGTGGACAAATATATTGATGAGGCTAAGACCGGGAAGAAAGTCGCTGGCCGTGACGCGTTCGACAAAATGCTTTTTGACGCTTCGCAGCGCAAGTTTGACAAAATAATTGTGTTCTCTTTTTCCCGCTCCTTCCGTAATACTAGGGAAGCGCTGAACTGCAACCATGATCTTTATGAAAAGTACGGCATTGTGATCCAGTCTGTAATTGAGCCGATTGACATGACCAATCCGCATGGCAAGTTTTCCGGCACCAACCTTTTTGCCATGCATGAGCTCCAGTCTGACATTACCGCTGCGCACGTTCGCTCCGGGATGCACGTAGCTGCGCAGCAAGGCTATTATCTTGGCTCTACTGTGCCTTTTGGGTATGAGTTATATGGTACGTCTGAATTTTCACGCGGCAAGGAACGCAAAAAGTTTCGCCCTAATGAAGCGGAAGCGAAGATAGTCCGAGAAATGTTCGAGCTTTACGCGGACGGCTTCTCTCTCAACTTTATACAGACTTCTCTGCGCACCCAGGGTGTCAAAGGTCGCCGTGGCGACATTATGGGCCACCAGACCATTGCCCGCATTCTTAAAAGCGAGTTCTATATTGGCACGCGTCATTATCACGTCAAAGGTTATGATCCGCTTGTACTCAAAAATTGTGTGCCGGCCATTATTGATATGGATTTGTGGCATCGGGTCCAGGCTCGTCATTCTGAGAATAAGTTACCGAAGCCACGCAGGACCAAGCGTCTCTACAGCCTTACTGGGAAGATTATTTGCGCCAAGTGCGGCGGTCATATGTTCGGTACTTATAAGGGCGACAAGCGCTCCGATAATTGGCACTACGCTTACTATCACTGTGCAAACAAGAAGAACAAAGGCACCTGCGACGCTTTAAATGTCCGCAAGGACCAAATCGACCAATACTGTCTTGACCAAATTAAGAAGCATATTTTGAACGAGGAAGCCATGCGCTCTATTGCTGCGCAAATCTCTACTGCTGCTGGTGATTCTGCGGATGATATGCAGGCCAAGCGTGACAAATTATCCAAGCGTAAGGAGAAGATTGAAGGCATTCTTCAGAAGATTCGACGGGATGTCTACGAGGAGAAAATCACCGAGGCCCAGGGTGATGCGGACAGCGCTTATTATAAGCAGGAGCTGCTGGACGTTGAGAATGCGCTCATTTCGCTACAAACGGCCCTACGTGGCGCGATTAGTCCGGAAGCCGTGTATTTATACCTTTCCGAGCTTTTAACGCTTCACGGCTCGAATAATGACGAGCTCATCAAGAATTTGTTTGACAAGTTAATTGAAAAGATTGTCGTGCATGACGACCGCATCGAACTTCACCTGGTCGTCTTTCCTTTTGCCCATACTGGGGATTGCGCCTCATCAGGTCAGCCCTATGTTTGCTTAAGTGCCGAGATTAGCCGAAAGGATTTAAGAAACCGGGCCTAATTGCCAGGGGTATGGTTGTGGAAAAGTGCTTCTTGTATATTTGACTTTATAAGAAGGTGAGTTATTATGTGGACATGGAAGAACGATTCGAACCGCTCGACCCGCTCAATATCAGCCAGATGGACGAATTCTTCGAAGCCTTGGCTGCTGGAGACGTCGAGTACTAACCAAGAAGGCAGAGCCTACGCTCTGCCTCCCATGATGTCGTTCCTTATTAGCTGCTTAATGTAGCCCTGCTTGTTTTCGCTACGTTCTAGCTGCTCCAGGATATCTGCATCCGTGGTCTTGTTAAGTTTCAGTGTCACTACTTTAGTATTATGCTGATCGTACTTTCTTGATGCTCTTTTTTGTGCTTCAGATTTGTTTTTCATATGTTTTCCTCCTTGATGTTTTGCAGGCCGCCCGGAGGCGACCCGCTTCTGTGTTATTGGTTTTCCATGTCTTGTTTTGCTAGTGTCGCGGCCAGTTCGTAGATTCCAGCTTCGCGCTCTAGGTCTGTGCCTTCGTCTTCCCAGCTCAGTTGCTCGTTTACCCATTCTCTTAGGCTTACTTTTCGGATTCGGTAGTCGACTTTTCCGTTTTCGGTTTCCCACTTGATTTGTTCGTATACCGCTTCGATTCCGACTACCGCGTAGCTCGCGTATTCGCAGTCTCCGTGGTAGATTAGGTAGTATTGGTTTTTCTTTGTTTTGTTGTCCATGTTTGGTTCATCCTTTCGTTTATCTTACAATTACATTATATCTCGGTATTACCTATAAAGCAAGTATTTTTTCTAACAAAAAGCGGAGCTTCGAGCTCCGCTTCTGTGTCACTAACTGTGTTCTTTTATTGATTTGATCGCCTCGTCTATTTCGTAGCCGGTGGCTGTTCCGTAGTGGTAGAGTTTTGTGTGTATAGAAACCAAGTCAAGCCAGAGCAGAGACAATTTGTTTTCTTCTTTTTCGCTCTTGGCGGCATTTTTTTGGGTTCTAACTTCTTTCATTAGACTATCCAGTCTTCTGGCCGCTTCTTTGGCATCTATATCAAAGCTTTTGTACTTTTCTAAAATGCGCACCGCTTCCGCTCCATATTTATTAGAATCTGTGTTCGGAGTGTTGTACGAGATTATAGCGACCAGGCCAATTAAAGCTAGGACCGCGATTAATATTCTTTTGACCATTTTATTCATATTGCTCCTTATTAATTATTTTTCGAATCTGCTTTTATTGGGGAACTTACTTTTAATGAATCTGCCAATACTGCCAGACTCAAAGCTTTCGTCCTGCGTAGAAATAAACTCCCAGTTTTTAACTCGGTTGACGTCAAAGTTTAACACTTGAACTTTCATATCGTGTTTGTTTTCGCCGCCGATCATCCAGTAGTTGCCGTATAGGCCACGGAATCCTGGTATACCTTGAAATCTATCTAGAACCTCTAGTGCCTTCTTACGGTTTATGAGCATTGGCTTATGCACTTCATAGTTAAACGTAGGTCTACCGGCAGACACTAGTGTCATCGCGAGTTGTCTGAGCCTTTGCGACCATTCAGTGGGCCGGCCGCCGTGGCGTCTTTCTACGCGCTCCGCATGAACAAACAAGTCGCCATTATACTGCGGTGGCCTATCTTCTAAATTTGGTTTCATTACGAAGAAGTCGTCATTGAATATCCAGATGTTTGGGGTGAGGTTTGGATTCCTGCAGGCTTCTGCTATCATCATACGAACATTATCCCACTTGCTTATTTGGTTCTGCGCCACTTGGTAGTGTTTGTCTGGCACTATGTCCTCCGGACACCCTCCATAGAACACCACGTTTCTAAAATTCCAGTTCTTTTCTACTGAGCGGAGCGAGTATTTAAGTTCTTCGTTGACCGGGGTATTTTTCACAAAATATACCACATCAAATTTACCTCTGAACTCTTTATTGAATCCATGTTTTTGATAGAACTTTGAACCACGATGCTCGTTAATTGCTGTGTCAACCCACATTTTTTTTGTTGGATTTGTCTGCTCGTCTGCCAATTTGCATAGTTCATCATCTAGTCTTTTAATGCGATCGTAATTTGCACCGCCTCTGCAAAGCGAATTTTTATCATCTAAACAATGGATTACTGTAGTTTGTGAAGCGTGATAAAGGCCGTCATTCGCTAATATGCACTCCGCGTTAAATAGAGTATCTTCTCCAAATTGCATACCTTTTTTAAACTCAATATGGTTCTCTGCTAGGAAGCTGCGCTTGTATATCTTATTCCACACCATAACCCAGTATTTAGGAATGAAGTCGAAACTATAATTGCCTTCTGGAGAGCCGTATGGTGTGTAATTCAGCGTTTCGTAAGTCCTGCATCTAAACTGGCAAAATTGAATAATGTTTTTTCCTTTTTGCGCTTCTTTTAGCAGTTCTTTTATTGCGCCTGCTGCAAGTAAATCATCTGCGTCTAGAAAGCTTATGTACTCACCTTTGGCTTTTTTAATTCCGAAGTTACGCGCTACCGAAACACCCATATTCGATTCTGCATGGTATATTTCAAATCTATCGCTATAATCATCACATATTTCGGCGCTGCCATCGGTTGAACCATCATCTATAAGGATTACTTGGACAGCATTGTTTATTTGGCTCGCCACGCTATCTAAGCAGCGTTTTAAAAATGGCGCTTTGTTATACACTGGTATAATTATACTAAGTTTCATCTATTTCCTCCGCTGGGAATTCCCATTCTTCTGCGAGTTTCTCAAAGCTGTAGTAGTAGTAAACGGTGTTGGTGTCTAGGTTATGTATTTCTATCGGCAAGCCACTAAAACTCATAAAGCTGAACCTAAACCACACATGGCGCATTTCGCCGCTACTTTTATGTAATAATGTTAATGTAGCGCTCATTTTACCTCCTTCATTTCTTTACGGATTAACGTCTTTATGTAGCTTTGCTTATTCTCTATGTCATGTAAATGCTCGAATATATCCGCATCGGTTCTTTTGTTAAGTTTAACCGATATCATTTTAGTATATTTTTGGTCATACTTTTTAGACGCTCTTTTATTTGCTTCCGTTGTCATCGTCTTGCTCCAATCCCAAGTATTTAATTAAGCATTCTTCGTAGCAATCTATTGTTACAAGGACCGCGCGCTCTATTAAATCTTTACCGTGCGCTGCACTACCTACCGTGTTACGCGCTTCGCGCATTGCTCGGCGTACTTGTATCTTTGCTAGTTCATCCATACTATTTCCTTTATTTTAACTTCTGCTCTTGGGTTCTCGACATCTACGCCTTGGTATTGTATTGAAAGCTTTGGCACTAGGTCGCATGAGTCATCCGGTATAACTCCCGCTGCTACCAAGCCATCTAGAATAGCGGTAGCTTGGTTATCCAGATCGCGCCGGCGCAAGTCTTTTTGCCATACTTTTATCTCTATTTTGTACTGCCGCTCGGCGCTGTCTTTTCTTTTTAATCCTAGCGACCTCCAGCCCTCTTTACGCGCTTGCGCTCTGAACTCCCAACCCATCGCAGCCTCTTGGTTCTTAGCGTTGCGATTCGACACAATAATGGGCTTACGAGTCCGCCAGTTAGTGACAATCCGCTTACTGTTCTTTTTGCTGTATATCACGCCATGATATGTAAGTGTTATTTCGTGCATTTTTCACCTCCACAATAGTAAATACCTAATTCCGCTGGTGTATAATCTTTACCCTCATCATACTCAAACGGTTTTTTTAGCCTAATATCAAGTTGATTCGCGACTAAGTTTTTATTGGATTCTTTTACATAGCCATACAGCGTATAAAAGTAATATCCATCACTGTCCACTTCTTTAGTATCATAATAAGTATGCAATAAAATGCTAATTTCCTCTATAGGGTTATCTTGAGCTTTTAGCCAAGCTAACACCGCCCTCCTAACTTTGGCGGGAAAAATATACGGCAGTTTCTTTGGTTTTACTTTTGGCGCATCTTCCCACTCCTTGTTTAGCTCTGCAAGAGAATATTCAGCATGGGTTAGAACACCCTCACAGATAACTTTCTGAATATCTTTTACCTCCCCAGTTTTCTTATTTCTTAGTTCCATTTTCCTCCTTTATGCTTTTATTGCTTCTTGCCAGCCGCTTGGCTCGTCTTTATCTTGTATGTAATCTATTCTAGTTGCGAAAATGCGATTTACCGCGCCACGCTGCTTTTCTGTCATCTTTGGTCCATGCTTTGCAAGGCATTGAATCTTAGCTGCTTCTACTTCTTCCACGGTCTGCAAAGTTTCAAGCCAAGCTTTGAGTTTGTCGAAGTCCAGCCGGTCATCTGTATGGCCATGATAGTTTTGTGGCTTTGCTGGCGCTGCTCCGGCGGTTGCTGCATCATCGTCTTCTGTCGCCCAGCCTAGCGCCATGAGAAGTGAATAGCGGCGCGCATAGGTCAAGGCTGATCCGTACTGCTGCGCAGCATTCCCGCCGGCCAGTGTTTCTCCGGCCACTATCTTCACGCCGCGGAGTGGCTTGCTTTCTTGCCCATCCTTTATAATGACCGTGTAGATGTAGTCTGCGCCAGCCTTTTCATCAAACTCAGTGTATTGATAGTATGTAATGCCTTGGGCTTCTAATTCTTCGTGTATTGTGGCTAGGTCAGTGTATTTATAGCTAAACTTTCCACCGCCAGCTGTGCTTTTCTTTTTAACGTTTGTGCTCATGCATATCTTTCCTTTCGTTTATGTTATATTTCCATTTTATTACAGTATTACTTATATTGCAATAGTATTTTAGATAATTTTCTGATAGTTTTGCACAAGCAAAAAGCCGCCCACACCGGCGGCCTTAACGCTTTCAAAGGAGACTACATATACCACTACCCCAGTATAATTATGCCCATATAATTATTTTTTAAACATCTGCACCCAATAAGTTCCGTATGATCCACCTTGCACGTATCCCACGCCTAGCTGCTCGTAATCTTTATTAAGGATGTTGGCTCTGTGTCCGCTAGAATTCATCCACGCGTTCATGACCTCTTGAGATGTTTTTTGGCCAGCTGCGATGTTTTCGCCGGCACTTGAGTATTGCACTCCGAACTGGCGCATCATTTCGAACGGTGATCCATATGTAGGTGAAGTGTGGTCGAAATAGTTTTTGTCGCGCATATCTTTAGCCTTTATCGTGGCCACATTTGTCAGCTCGTCCGATAGTGTCAATGCCTTCAAGCCTTGTTTTGCGCGTTCCTGGTTCACCAATTCCAGCACCTCATCGGCTTGCACCGTAGAGCCAGCTTGCTCGGCAATTTCCTTGCCTAAACTAGTATTCGGCTGGTCAGTGCTTTGGCCGTGTTCTCCGTCTGGCAGTTGGATATCATCATTTGGGTGAATAAGGTTTGGGTTCGGAAAGTGCCTGTTGAGCTCTAAAATCTCTCTAAACGGTATTTTGTAGCGTTTAGCAATTCGCCACATACTGTCGCCTTTTTGCGTTTCACAGTGCTGCGCTTCTGCGCGTGGCGTTCCAATGATTAAGAACAACATTGCGACTAAAATAAATATTGTATGTTTCATGCTAATATTTTGTGCCGATTTGACACAAGTATTCGTTTAGCATATAATTAAATCCTAAGCCCATTCGATCTTATCAAGTAGCGAAAGAGTCACTTCAAACTGCGAGGTGGCTTTTTTGTGATATAATTATGTAGGACACCTACATCCCCAGATAACGAAAGTAGGAATGCTGTCGGTACTAAATGCGAGACCGTCAATGGTTATGAAATTGACTTAGCTTCGGCTAGGTCTTTTTCTTGTGGAAAAGCCTGTGGAATTGTGCAAAACCGTGATATAATATGTACATTAAACTATATCAGCCACGCAGCTTGTATTTGCTGGCACAGTTTTAGCCCAATGTAAACGCTTTGGGCTTTTTTGTTTACATAACGTGGAATATGTAAACGTCTTATTCCAACTTCCGGCGTTTTTCTTTAATACGATATTTTACGACATTACGTAAAATCAAAAAAGACGATATAACTATCGTCTGGAAAGCCCTCCAAATGGAGGGCTAAGGTTCACGGCACATTTTTGTAGTGTTTTTCAATAATTGACCGCTGCCATTCGAGCATGGCCGTGGTGGCCGGGCATTTGTCCTTGAACATTTCGATGAGAAAGTCGAGACGAAGCGCAGGTGGGTCAGTATTAGCGATCAGCCCATCGCGTTCCCTTCTTACTAGTTCCTCGTATGCTCTTTTGCAGTCTCTGCCATTCGGTACTGGGATATCATGCAGTTTGCTGTGGATTGTGCGGTGAAGGGTGTTTTGCGGGATATACGCGCCGCAATACCAGTAGTTTCGCAAGGCTTTTGCATAACCTTGCTGCCAATGTTTACGCTGGTAAAGAAAGTGCGCTGCTAGTGGTGGAAGTCTTCGCGACTTCCATTGGTGTGACTTTGCCTGCTGCGATTTTTAGTTTTTTTCATGGTGCATACCTCCTGCATTGTAAATGTGCCAATGCTTATATTGTACCATGGACCTAGTATTTTTCAGACTTCAGAATCTCCGAATAATTACGATCTACCTTATTATCTATGGTTATCATATTGTTTTGAATTAAGTCCAGTGATTTTGCTATGTTTTCATTGCTTCTAGATAAAGTTTCATTGCTTCTCGAAAGCGCTTCGAGCATTTTTGTATTTTCCTCAAGCAGCTTACTGTTCTTGGTTTTATCTTGCACGAACATCCACACGAATAAACCAGCCATTATAACTGTTCCTCCGTATTGAAATATTGCTGCTATAATTTCCGCTATTTCCATACCTAACTCCATTATATTACATCACCCCACTACGTCAACAGTCATCCATGTTAGCGAACCAGTTGTAGTCGTAGAAATATTTTGCCCATAAATGTAGTCATCGTTATCTGGCACATAATACATAAGGTTAATTACATCGTTTTCTGAAACCTCGACAAGCGCTGGAGTTATCGATATTATAGACTCACTGCCGGCTGGCACAGTTGCGATCGCCCAGGCTAGGGTCTGATTGGTGTTGTTATTTTTCACAATTCTTAGGTAGCAAATACCAGCTTTAGAATTCGACACAACCATCATTTGCGCCGACACCATTACTTTGCTTACACCAGTGCCGATCTTCACTCCATTGCTGTTCGCAGTAAGCCTCGCACCGGTAATGATCTCGTTATCTAGCGGGATTTTAGTATATGCGTTTGCCGTCGGACTAGTTATGTTCGAAGTGAGGCCATAAGTCATAATATTTCTGTTTACCGGTACACCGTCCACCTCTAGTGACTGCACGTCTTTTGGGAAGCAGTTTACTCCTACAGAAGATGAGTTGCGGTCAAAGTATATAATTGGCATACCTCTTGAAAGCATTAGATTATATGTCGTGCTTCCAAATAAATCGGTTATAACCACTTGAACATCCCACTCGTAATTGTTGTCTAGATTGAAGGTTTGGGCGACATTATCTTGCATCGTGACATAGCTTGACCAAGTGTTATCTGTGACCTTTTTATACCTCATTTTAATGGTCATCGTATTTAGATTGTTTACGCTCGAAATGCTGCCATCTACTTTAATGTCTGTGTTGCTGTAGAAATTATCGTGGCGCTGCATCGTAATAATTGCCGACGGAAGCACCCAGTCTAGAACAGTTATTGCGAGGTCTTTTGTGGTTGTAAATCCTCGGCTATCTCTGACCGTAAGCGAAGCGTTTGTATTTGATGATATATTCACCGTGCCAATGTTGAATGTGCATGAATCCCCAGAGAAAGTGCCGCTGTAGGTTGTTCCATTTAGCACGCAAGAAGCGGCTACAAGCGATGCAGATTTGACGGCGACCGCATCGGTAATATTGACTTGAAGCGTACTTTGGTTGCGCACTATTAGCTGGTCATTGTTCGTAATTGCTACCACGGTGGCGTTGGTGTCCTTATAATTCATGTAGAATGTCGGGTTGCCATCCACGATCGTCATTGTACGGTTCAAAGTGCTATAGAAAGTATTTCCGCCTATCACGGTCGTTACATAGAATTTTACCGACAATGTTTTGCTGTTTCTCGACGCATATCTTAGGTTCTGGCGCTCTTGCTCCGTGAGCTGGAAAGTATATGATGAGCCAGTCTTAGAGATGTCTCTGTAGGCTGCGTAAATGGTTGAGCCAGTCAGATTAGCTATACAAGCTTGCAAGCTGGTAACATTAGCGCCGGCTGGGTTCGAATATCCTATGGTCGGGTTCTGATCATCGTTAAAGTTAGGCGCAGATGTTATATTGGCTTGTCTCGGTATAGTTGTCAGTGACCAGCTACCACTACCAGACACGTTCATTGCATAGGTATAAATCGCACCTTCTACTGATGCGCTAAATGATTTCTCGCCAACACTATTATGTGACATCGTAACCGTACCGGATGCTACTACGGTACCATTTTGGAGGTTTATTCTTGTATCGGAATAATACCGCTCTACGCCATCTATGACTACTCTGAATGGGCCAGACACATACCAGTTGTTAGTTGCACCGCCCGCGCCTTTTAGTGTCCAGCTAATAGTGGTAGTGTTATTGGCGATGCTCTGACTTTGTATGCTCCATGAAAAGTTCAAGTATCTATACCAATCACCGCTGCCATACCCACCAGTATTAAATGAGCCACTACTAGCCATTTCTAGTCACCTCCTACAGACACCAAGCCGATGCCATCGTTTATTATGTTATTATTGCCATCAGTTATAGTTATCGGGATGAAGCGCAGCTTGTTGCATAGCGTGATTTCTTCTTCTACCACGCTTTTTTTCATATGGAACTCGTCTTTATCTACCCAATAAATTTTATTGTTATTGCGGTCATAACCGGCAAACCCTACTTCTTCGTTAAACATTACATAGCCGCCATCCTGGCCGTACATTTTAAGGCCATCTTTGTCTAGCTGCCCTATTAGGCTGTTGGCTTCATCAAATAGCTGCAGGATTCCGCTCTGGTTCAATTTAGAGCCAAGCTTTAGGGTGCCGCCTTTTATTAAGTCTGCGGTTAAGTTGATGACGTTTATTTGCTCCATATTAAGCACGTTGTCTATTGTCCATGCACTAGCGAAGGTGCCGGTAATTCCGGTATTTGAAAACCCGATGCCGCCGTTATTTATCATTATCACATTCGTTGCGGTTTCCTTCGGGAGTCTGTCCACTACTAGAATTTTATCGCCATCATATATCACATAGCTATTTCCGAGCGCTCCCCATATCTTCTCTTGCGCTAATGCCAGTTCCGCTTCTAGTCCTATCTGAATAACTTGTGTGCTTTCTTGGACCATTTGCTGCGTTTGGTTAGTGATGCTGCTCACTAAGTTCGACAGCTGGGGTTTGAAATTGCCAAATTCTAAGTTCGTGTATTTGCCCAGGATGCAGTCGTAGTCGTAGGAAATCAAGTTTGTTGTGATTTTTACGCCTAGCCGCTCATCATCTACCATTATCGTATCGCCAATGTCCGAGATTTTTTCGAGGTTAGCTGCGAGCTGGTAGTTCACTTGCGGATATTGGTTTATTTCTATGTAGGCTTGCGCCTGCGCAAATAGGTCGGCGCGGAGGGCTTCCTCATAAGCTTCCTGGTCCAGGTTGCCGTTTTCGTCTTTGTATGGTTCTTGATCTATGTTCTGGTCGAAATGTACGCATTTCGTGTACGGTATATCGTAGCTTATGTCGCTGTAGATGTACTTGTCTTCTAGCATAATGCCATCGTAGCCTACCGGCATCATTTGTGTGACTACGTTATCCCAGTTATAATCCACGGTGATTTCTTTTATGTTCTTGCCATAGCGCACCAGCACGCCATTATCTTGCCCTATTGACTCGCGAATTTGTATACTGAAATTATCGCGGACCAGATGGCCGGCGCCCCATCGCTGTATGGCTTCTTGTATGGCTTCGTAGAACGATTTTCGCACTATATAGAGCGTAGCTGTGCCTTGGACATCCGAAAGCGTTGTAAATGGGCTTTCCGGCATTGTATTTTCGTTGAAATGGTCTAGCGCAGCATTTAAGGTCATATTGACCGCTCTTGAGTCTTCTATTAAATAATTTTCGGTATCGTAGAAAACGTGCCAGCAGCGGGTAGTTATCTTGTTTTTGGTCTTTTGCACATTTCCCACTCTAAAGGCTTGCTCGCCTTGCGGTGTTGGCGCTACGATTATGCGCCCTTCTGTAAGGTCGTCAACGTATTGCAGAGAAGTCGTCAAGTCTAGATAGAAATCGGAGTTATCTGCTTTATGTATGACCGCGCGCAGCGGGAGAATGGTCTTGTCGCCATTGCTGGTGAATGTCTTATCTGTCTGTCCAAATAGCTTTATCATTAGTTGCTGCCTCCGTATGTTCCTGCTGTGAATGGATCGAAAGTGAGCGTTGTAGTAACGCTATCTGCGCTTGTAAATGTCGCCACAAAGTTTCTCCAGTATGACGCGGCCGATTTGCTGGTTTTGACCGTGAGCGTATTACCCGAAAGCGTAGAATTATCGCCAGGGTAGATGGATACTACCGAAGAACCTCCACCGGTATTGGTCGCTTTAATTTGCGTTAGTGTGCCATAGTCATTGAATGTAATAGTTGCTACCGCATCTGTGCTACCAGCTACACCAGCGGTAGTCACCTCAATAATAGGATTCACGAATTTGGTGTAGTAAATCGTAGCGTATCCAGTAAAGCTTGAGCGGTCATGGCTCACAGTGTTGACCGTTACAGCAGTCCTATTTGCGTCTATTTGAATGCAAGTGCTGATGTCCGTTGATACATGAGGCAATGGCAAACTTCTGCCGCTGGCTGTCGCAAAGCCTTCGATTTTAACAATAGTTTTTATGCCGGAAATACTATGCGACACTGATTTGCTTGTAGCGTTAGGCAATGCACCGAGTTCAACGGTTTTTTTGTAAATCGTAGATCCATCTGTCCATTTGCTGCCGGTGTTTCGCTCGGTTGTATAATAACTAAGTTCATCTTTGGTTGGGTAGTTTAGTCCTTCCATCACCATAAAAGTTACCTCCTTATAGCCACCTCGAATAGTTTTCCACTACGCACATGGTCGTATTTCCGCTGAATCCGATTTGGTTTGCGCCGGGATTTAGCACGAAGTTGCTATAATCGCCTATTACCAGTCTGTTTTTGAGATTGTCTGTTGTATCTTTGTATGCTTCCATTGCGTTTGTATCAATGGTAATATACCCTTCTGTTCCGAGTGCGATTTGGAATAGTTGCACTCCGTTTAGATAGATGGCAATATCGCCTGATCCGTAAATCGTGAGCTTTGGTCTTGCAGTCGTGTTTCCGCTATTTGTAATCGTACCGTCCATATTTCCTGCGGCGGTTGCTGATATGATGATTGGAATATTTGTGGCCGCGCTCGAAGCGATGATATAAGTTATAGGATTCCATGAGTATGCGTTGCTCACCGATTCGAGTTGATTTATTAGATTGTTGTCAGTGATTTTGGTGTCAGTGGCAGTAGCCAGAACGCCATACAAAACCGCATTTTTATTTGCTAGCCAAGTTGGAACATCTGAAGACGATAGTGCATCCCATCCTTCAAATGTTATCCATAGGTTACCAGCAGATGTAATACCTATTTTTCCACCAGATTCCCAAGTTGTTGTCGAATAAGTAAAAATATTTGAATAGACTTGGTATATTGCATAACTAGAACCGAACCCAGATAGATAAAAACCATTGTTACTTTTAGTCCATCCAGATAAAGTTGACATATCTAATTTGCCGACTTCTTTATGCAAATACCAGTCATCGCCATCTTTATAAAAATAGTCTTGATAGTCACCAATTTTGCAGAGTTCGATTGTGGTGTATGCTTCATAAGTTGTGGCTGTTTCTCCTTCTTCGATTTGGATGCTTGCCAAAACGTCCGATTCGCTTGGGGAGTAGTCCACTCTACCCCACCATACCACCAGATATTTACTGCCGGCTGATGCTGTTAGTGTAAGAGACGTGCTACTTCCGGATGTTGATTGTATGTCGTTTACCACGACATTCAAGCGCGGTTTAGTTTCTGTCGTGCCGATTCTGAAATAGGAGTAGTTAGTTGCCACTTTACTTACGGTATATGTTTTACCGGCTTCAATCGGAACATATACGCATCTTGCGTTTGTTGATGAACCTAGTGTTCCAGAGCCAGATGTTCCGTTGATGTAGACTGAATTGAGGCGGTTCGTTGTGTCATCCTTGTCGAACATATTTTTCCCATAAAGACCAACAAGATATCTTTGTTCTTGGTATGCCTCGTATGCGGTTATACTCGTACTCTGTTCAATATCCAATCCTGCAAGCACTAGTGGAAGGGCAGTATTGATATTTATGCTTGCGGCTTTAGTTTGAATTCTTATAACTATATATTTCGCATCGGCTGGCGTAGTCTGGTTTTCAAGTTTTCCAGTTGTTCCGTTTATTGTTCCAAGCCTTGTTACTGTTACACCGCTTGCCGGAAGTTCTGTTGTAGTTCCGATTTGTGGGTTATTTATATCGGTCATGTTCGTAAATAAGAATGAATATGCGGTATTTGGTCTACATGGTAACCAAATTACACGATTACGACCAGTCGAGCCGGTATTTATTGTCGATGTGGCTGAGCTGCCATCGAAATAACCTTGAATCAAGTTTGCGTTGTCTTTGTCGAAGATGTTTCTTCCATGAACCGTCACAGTTTGAGCGCTAGTCACGACATTTATATCTTGTGGGTAGTTCGGATTTGGGGATGGTGTAATTTGTGTTGGAGTGCTGCCGACATATGGCTCATAGTCTGCCTCAGTTTGATTTGGCAAAGTTGACAACATTGGGTACACAGTATAGTTATCAAATACTGTCGTATTGCCTTTTCTTACTTGAATATAAAGGTTACGCAACGATACCGAAGAATCAAATGTGTTAGAATATCCATTGTCTGGTTTATAGTCATAATAATGTGAGCCATCATACGAAGAAAACATGACATTAGTATTCGATGGCTGAATCATGTAATAAGTTCCGGCACTAAGCACGAGTGGATTATCTGTACTGTAAAATAAATTATAGGAAGAATGACCATTATTATTATTTTGTCCGTTTAGTGTTACGCTCCCATCGCTATTAGGCGTGAAAGTTATACCATTGTTGTTCCCGCTACCTTGATACGGGTATGGTACAAGATTTTTGCCGGTGTATGTCGTTTGGCTGATATCACCTTTAAGGTCTATCTGGTCGAATGGAGCTTCGCTCGTATTTTGGAGTACAATATCGCTGCCTTCGCCAGATACGGTCGTAGGCGGATTAGAACCTAAGGTTACTGGAGTTTCAGTAGTCGAGTATTTGAATGGTTGGCAGTGCATCGTTACGGTTGCGGTGCGGTATCGGAGCAGCCGGTCGAAGTCAATTTGGTTTATGATCTGGTAGTTGTAGTATTTGTCTGGCTCATTAGAGAAGACCACAACGCCTTCGCTATTGAAGTAGGCTATTACTTGGTTTATGTCAAAATCGCCATATAGACCGATTATTATTTCTTTGTCATACGCAGAAAAGCCGAGATTAGTGACTATATCACCATCTCGACCATCTATTTCCTCTATTTCGGTGCGCATCAAGGGCTTGGATATTGGTGGGAGAGATTGGATTAAAAGTCCGGCTATATCGCTGCTTTTTATTCCATTAAGTGTTATTGTATTTCTCATGTTATCCCTCCATTTAATTATACACCAATTTTGTTACTGTATTGTCTACAAATTTGCCCATCTCTATGTCATCCATTTCAATTTTCATTTCACTTAGTGCTTGTTTGAAGTACGCTACGAGCGATTTTTCGCCGGTTTGAGCCGCTTCTGCCATGCGAGAGGCATTCGCACTTATCGTGGCATTAAACTCGCCTGGAATCGCGTTCTGGAGGGCTTGTAGCGCATTCGTAGACACTCCTTCTGCTAATGAGGCATTTAGCGTGGTTAATACATCATCGCCGAATCCTTCTACTTGATCTAGCACAGTGTCTTGCTCTTTTTTGATGCCTAGACCTAAACCTTGAAGCAAATATACACCCATCTGGTTAGTAGCCTTTGATGGTGATTGCTCTTGCAAGGACGCTTTGAGCCTAGACAAAAGGCTATTGCCAAAGCTCCAAATTGATTGGAAAGCGCCGTTTTGCTGGTTCTGGTTTCTAATACCGTTATTTACTCCAGCGATAAGGTTTTGACCTGCTGTATCTGCGCTCGACTTCAAATTATTGACCTCAGCGATTGTATTTTCTACTAAGGTCTTCATTTCCTTTTTAGACTTTGGCTCGCCGGTGGCAATGCCATCAATGTACATCTGTACATTATCTTTGCCCGCATCTTTGAATTCTACATTTGCACCGGTAATCTGAGTGAGAGTTTGACCTAGTGAGTCATCCCAGATACGCACATTTTTCTTTAGCTCGGTTTCAGCATTTATGTTATACTGCTTCAGCCCTTTTCTTTGCGTTTCGAGAGATGTTTCAGTCTCGGTTATTAGATTCTTTAATCTCTCATCGCCGGTTTCTTTGTATAGCTGGTTTAATAGCTCTAATTCAGTTTGAGTGTCTTCATACGCTTTTACGGCAGCTGCTCTCTTATAGTCTTCGGCGCTTTCGTAGTTCTGGACATCCTCCCAGCGTATATTTTGCATTTCATTGTATTTGCCTTCTGAGAACTTGACCATATTGTCTTCATACTGAGCTATGTTATATGCGTACATACCATACAGCTCTGTTTGTTTCGCTAGGTCTGCGTCCAGATTTTCCACGGTCTTCTTGGAATTTTCCCATCTAGTTTTCGCCAAATCCATTTCAAGTTCATCGCCTTCAATAATCTTTTGAAGGTACTCGTCGTAGAGTGTTTTGGTTTTATTGACCGCCTGCTCTCTATCGTTTTCAAGCTGCGTAATCATTGAAATGACTTCGCCTTGTTTCTGCAATGCTTCGGTATATAATGCTTCTTGCGCATCTAGCTGTATTTTAGCTTTTTTCGCCGCTATCGTGTCGTATATGCTTTGCTTTATGCTTTCATAGCCTTGGATCACACCATCTTGTAGGCTTATTTCAATACCGAGAGCTTCTCGGAGGGAAGTGACGATGAAGTTAGCTCTTTCTTCGTATCCGTCTTTTACTTTGCCATTGGCATCCACTATGTTATTTAGCTCATCTGCTAAGTTCTGATAGTGTTTCATCTCGGTCATGCCTTGGTTGACATTCTCTTGCTGGGCGTTAGATAGTTCCTCCCATGATGCGGTGTTTTCTTCTAGTAACTTCTTGGAGTCTTGCAAGTGGCGATCGGTTTCGCTCATCTTACTGTTTTGGTCGCCAAGCGCGCCGGTAACTGCTATAATGCCGCCGGCCAGTAAGCCTAGCGCCGTTACTACTACGCCGATTGGGTTCGACGCCCATGCTGCGTTGAACAGCTTTACTGCGGTTGTTCCCGCTCCGGTCGCCACGGTCGATAGGCCTTGCGCAGTAGTTAGGTTTTTAATTAACGTTGTCACGCTGCCAGTGATTCCAGCCATATTTTTGAGCGCGCTGACCGCATCGCTTATTCCGGTAGTGAAATCCCAAATCTTCTTTACTGCAAATCCCGCCACCATCAATTTAAGCGCGTTTATCACTAAGTCTTTGTGATCTAGCAGCCATTTGAACCCTTCGGCGACCTTCTCTAGCGCCTGGCCTGCAGCTTCGCCAAATTTACTCCAATCTATTTTTTTGAGTTCTTTTGCAATCGAATCGATCGTTTTTGTCACTATCGGCTCGATTTTTTCCCATACTTTTAGGAAACCGCTTTCAATTTGCCTCTTTAATAGTGTCAATTTACCGCCGACGTTATTCAACATTGTGTCGGCCATTTCTTTGGCTGCTCCGGTTGAATTTCTAATTGCATTTCTGACCTTGTTAATGTCTGCCTCTGTGGAGTTCATAAGGATGAGGAAGCCGTTCATTGCTTCCGTACCGGCAATAGTCTTTGCATACTGCGTTTTTTGCTCATCCGTTAGGTTTTTGAATGAAGCCCTGAGTTCATCGACTACAGTTCCCCACTCCCTCATTGAGCCGTCTTGGTTCGTGATTTCCACGCCTAGCTCATTAGCTGCTTGCGTGGCTTTACCGGTATCGGTTGCAAGTCTGGTCATTGTAGCACGAAGCGCCGTACCAGCCATTTCTGCCTTAACGCCAGAGTTACCTAGCAATGAAATGGATTCGGCCACATCTTCCATGCTGTATCCCAATGAGCCAGCGACCGCACCTACATATTTGAATGTTGCGCCCATAGTATCTACGGTCACGTTTGCGTTGGATGCTGATGCTGCGAGTACATCAGCAAAGCGGCCAGATTCCTTAGCAGTGTATCCCATTGCTGTTAGTGCATCAGTTACGATATCTGAAACGCGGGACAAATCTTCACCAGAAGCTGCTGCCAAATCGAGCACTGGCGCTAGCCCTTCTAGCATATCTTCGGCTTTCCAACCAGCCATCGCCATGTAATACATAGCTGTAGTTGCATCTGTGGCAGAATATTTAGTGGTTTTGCCCATTTCCTTGGCCTTTTCGGCTAATTGTTCGAGGCTTTCACCAGTGGCACCGCTAATTGCTTCTACTCGGCTCATTCCCGAATCAAAGTCTATTCCAGTTTGAAATACTGCGCTCCCTAGCTGCTTTATGCCGTCTATAGCTTTGTTCAAAACCTGGGTTACTAAGTTGGCCAGAACATTTTTCAATACCGTGTATCCACCGTCTGCTGCTTCGCTTGCCTTCTTGCCGGAATCATCCACAGCGAGACCTAGCTTATCTGCGCCCACACCGGCTTCTTCTGCTTGCTTTCCAAGCTTCTCCATTGCTGTGCCGGTCTTTTTCACATCGGCTTCGGCGCTGGTAAGGGCTGCTTGCGTTCTCTTAACCGTGGTTTCGTTTTTTTCGTACTGAGTGTTTAGTTCTTTTAGCTGCTTCTCAAGCTCATCTACGACTTTAGCCTGCGTTTGATATTCTTTAGAGGTAGTGCCGTATTGTTTCCCTATTTGTTCTAGGGTCGCTTTTTCTTTGTCTAGCTGGCTCTGAAGATTTGCGATCGTACTTTTATTTTTCTCTTGCTGGCTCTGGTAGTCTTTTAGCGCTGCAGTCAGCGTCTTTACCTTTTCTTGCTGCGCTGCAAGCTTATTTTTCAGTTCTTCGGAGCGTTTCGACAATGCGGTTAGGGAGGTATCAGCCTTGTCATAGCTGGCCGCTGTTAGCTTTTGTTCTGCTGCAACTTTTTTTAGGTCGGCTGCAATTCCCTGTAAAGCTTGCCGATAGGCTGCTTCACCAGTTAGCTTTACCGATCCACCAAAACCGCTCATATTTTTCGCTCCCTTCTAGAACCATTTTTCGCTTTCGTGCGCTTGTTTGTAAGCTTGATCGTATGTAGTGCCAGTTTTATAGCACATCATTTCAAAGTCGAATAAGTTTTTATAATGGTCATAGTATTTATTAAATAATGTCAAAGTCATTCTGCCGATTTCTTTGGTGGCAAAGCCCATTCTATGGCCTACCACCACGAACCAAGAGAAGTCAATCGGCTCTGGGTCTCCATCCTCTTGGATTACTCGTTTTTTGAGTTCTCGCCGCCTTGCAAGCTTTTAGCCATTAGGCCATCTACTAGTTTTACTACATCATCTACGCTGTTCTTCTGGATGAACTCAGTGAGCATTCGGTTAGCCATCTTCTGGTTAATCAATGGCGCAGGTGTTACCGTGTTTTCGTTCTCTATATCAATGGCTTCATTTGCCATTGACATAATAATAAATGACAGTGCTTTTATTGATGGCTCGCCAGTTTTCTTGCCATAGGCTTCCTCTAGCATCTTTGCCAAAGTGCCATATTTGTCTTGTATTTCTTCCAGTACATTCAGGTTAAAGATTAGCTTGTATTCTTTGCCCTTATATTCGAGCTTGTCCATTATGTCTTTCATTTCATTTAGCTCCTATGTATTAAATGCTTTTATATATGCGCCTTGTACTATATAGTTTTTGCGATTTTTTTTATAGTACATGGTAAAGTAGGCGGGTTTCCCCGCCATGCTTTACTCGGATTCGGCAGCCATTAAGCCGACGAGGTAAGCGACCGCGGCGGTTTCGGTGTCAAAGGTTTGCTCTTTGCGCCATGTGCCATCTACTGGTGGAATTACAGTACCAGAGATTTCATAAGTACCGAATTCAGTAGTTTCACCCTTAGTGGTATCACTCGCGCTTGGCTCCTGGAAGCGAACTTTCGGGAAGAATACTGCGCGATATTTGTAAGTACCGTCTTGCATCAAAGTCACCACGCGGCCCACGCCAACTGCTGGAGCGCTATCGGTTGTTTTTGAAACCATTTCGCCGCCGGCATCTACAGTATGGCCGAGCAAAGCTGCTGCGGTTGCGTTGTCGTAGCGATCAATGCCAAGCGTCAAAGTGCCGCCGGTTACACCAGCATCGCGCTCTGCGATTGCATCATCTGCATATAGTGTTGCATCGCTAACAGTTGGTTCAAAAGAAGCACTGATAGCTTTTGCTAGCTTCGTTGCGCCAGCGTAAGTAATCGCGCCGGTCGTAGCGTCCTCGGTTGCTACCGAGTAGTAAAAGTTTTTAAGACCTATTTTAGCCATTTTGAATACTCCTTTCTATGCTAAAACTTAGGGTTTTGTGGTAGTACCCGCTGTCATCCTCGTACATATCGCCTGACGAGTTGTTGGGTTGCCACTTGAACCCATTGTCCTTTAATATTGTTTTTATCGCTTCTACGATTGGTAAATAGTTATCTTTTGAATAAATATCGAAGTCGTAGAAGTCCACGTAATTTTGAAGTTCGTCGTCGCTGGAGAACGGATCATTTGAAAATGCGAGCTGATAGGTTACGTATGTAGTCTCATTGCCTCTGTAGCGAAGGAAAGACACTGGTATCTTCTTTCCGCCGACAGTGAAGTTAGCGAATAGCTGCTCGATCAGTGTGTTCGGATTGTCAATCATCTAGTATTCCTCCGCTTAGTTCTTTTTGTGCTTTAAGCATCGCATTCGTTATTGCTGTTTTATTAGCAAATGCTGGCCGGACAAATGGTTTTTTCTGCCTCCAGTATCGCTTGAATTGTTCTGGCATCTGGCCGAGGTCGCCGCCATATTCCCGCAAAGCTGCGAGGAATGGTGCCGGCACGCCTTGTTTCGATGTGTAGCCTCTAATCTTAAATGGCAGGCCGTTCACCTTTTTAATGTAACCGTAGAAAGCGACTTTGGTATTGATGCCGCCATCTGATGGTGTGTCGTAGGTCTTAGTAATCTTAAGTTTCTTATTCATCTTTTCGGCCGTAGCAGGTTTGAATACTGTTCTGGTTCTCGCTTCGATATCAGCCTTGACTACTTTTGCGCCCGCTCTGGTCATTCCTCCGAAAATCTCAATTGCGTTCTTCTGCACGAAGTCTACATCTTTTAAAATTTCCGTTGGGAGCTCCATCGTGAACTTTGCCATTACTTTGCCACCTCTTTGCATTGGAGTTCCATTTCCACCCCATTCTCATCTATGTTGTTCACATACTCGATCGTGTAGGTTTGTCCATGGAACTCTACTAGCATATCCCTTGTTATCTGTGTCTTCGGGTAGCGAAATATGAAGTTTGTATACGCTTTTTCAAAATCACTGTTATTCACGATAAGTGTAAAACCTCGAATGGTTCTAACTGCCGCGTACGGCTGCAGGATGACGGTTTTCACCTTCGTCTGGAAGCCTTGCGCGTCAGTCACGTTCTCCACTTTGTAAATGGTGATGCGTTTGCGATATTGCCCCGCATTTATCATTCTGGTTGTGGCTCGGTCTCTGTAGTAGCTCATAGCAAATTCACCGAGTGCATTCCCAGGATGGTATCAACCACCTTGTTAAGGTTTAACTTATCTACGTATAATGTGCGGTTATCCCACATATCTTGGCATAGAATGAATACGACTATCACAAAGTCTTCATGTGCGTCCAAATCGGTCTGTCCTGTGTAGTCGGTAATAAACTTTTTGGCCACACCAAGCAAGGTATTAAGGGTTGCGATATCATCCGCGTCTGTTTCTTCTAACCGAATATAGGTTGCGACATCGCTTGCTTGTATCTGACTGACTTTTGTAATTTCATTCATCCTTACCAACTCCCATTATTTTTTCTTTTTTCTCGTACGTTTTTCCGTGGTTTTCTTCTCGGAAGTAGCAGGTTTTTTCGCGGTTTTTTCCACAACTTTCGCAGGTTTTTCCACGATTTCTGCTTCTTGCGCTTCTGGCTCGATGTAGCCAGCTCTGATCAAGTCATTGAGGACATATTGATCCTTAATTTCTCTCACATCGCCAGCAGACATCGAGATTTTGCCAGAGAAGCTCACTATTGCTTTAACCAGCATTTAAGCTCCTCCTATTCAGATTCGCCAGATTCGTCGCCGCCGCCCATTACGAGCTTGCTGATCTTCTGAGCATTTTCAACTTTGGAATCGAATGAGAACCAAGCGATTATGCCATCAGCGTTCTGATCTGCATACTTCTCACGGAGTACTTGGATTTCAAGATTCTGCGAGAACTTAAGTGCGAGACCGTCCATCTGACCGTAGTAGACAACTGGTTTGCCGCTTCCGATTTCTGGCATATTGTCAGATACGTAGACGTCGTGGCCAAGCAATCTCTGACCAAATGCGCTGGTCACATCTTGGTTGAGCAAGTAGTAGCCAGTATTTGATTTCAATTTGCGGATTGCTTCACGAGTTTTCGCGCTCATGATCCAGATTGCGCCCTCTTGGAAGATGTCCTTCACCGAGCATTGCAAGCTAATGAGGTCATCAGCAGTGATTGCAGTCGTAGAGACAGTATTCACGGTCTGGGTTACGCCAGTCAAACCTTGAACAGTTCCGGTTTGGCCAACAATTGCGCCGGAGCCGTTAAGAAGCACGCCTTCTAGGAATCTGCGGATGCTGTAAGCCATTTGATCGACAACATAGCCGACTAGGTCAAAGTTAACGTTATTGATCATTTGGCGAGAAATGAGTGACAAAGCACCTGCTACATAGTCGCCAAGTGTGATGGTAGTGAATTTACCGGAATTGGCCGAAAGCTTAGTAAACTCTGGACCTTGGAAAGCTACATTGATGTAATCAGTATCATTTTCAGTGTAGTAAGGAATTGCGAGCGTACCACCCATTTGATACTTAGTAGCACGTTCTGCGATTGGGGAGATTTCGTAGAGTTTGCGAATAATTCGGTTAGCAATTGTTAATGGAATCACTGCACCGTTATTGCCCTTTGAAAGCGGGGTGTTATCGCTGCGGTCGTTGAGGTCGCTCCACAAACCGCGGATGTGCGCGTCGAAAGCGCGGGCTTCAGCTTCTTCAGTTGCTTTGTCGTCTTCTGCTTTTTCCTCAGCAGCTGGTTCCGCTTCTGCGCGGGTTTTTACTTCTTTAGCCATTCCTAAGATGGCGTTGCGAGCATTGAGTTGCTTTTCAATACTTCGGACTTCTGTTTCGGTGTTCTCAACCTCTTTCAGCTCGTCCTCTGTAAGGTCGCGATTTTCCCCATCAGCTGCTTGCGCGATTTCTTCGGCACGAGTGATGAGGTCATTCTTTTTTTCAATTAATTGTTTTACTGACATTACTTTTCCTCCTTCATTTTGTTAATAATGCCTATAGCCTTATTATAATTTATTTTAACAATTTTTTCCACAGGTTTTTCCACATTTGAGCCATCGGCCTCTTGACTTCCGTTCTGTTCTGTGCTTTCCTCTGTTGCTCGCTCGTTTTTATCCAAGTCTGCAGTCAAGTTTTCCACAGCCCTTTCAACTTCTGTCTCGACTTCCTCGGCAATTAGTGGTTCACTTCTGAATTGAATTTCTTCCTCGCCATCGACCGCGCGAGTGGTAACCAGCGTTCCGTTGTAGGCTGGCGTCATTTTCCTATTCAAAAGTGAAACCTCGAATAAATCTAAATCACGGACTTTGCGTAGTGGCAAACCGTCTTCCATAGCATTCTCTACATCTCTATCTTTAAAACCAAAAGACCATCCTACTAAATCGCCGCGTCGTGCATCTTCTATCACTTCCGGATCGGTTATGACCGCGCGCGCGTGGAGACCTATGTTATCTTCCTCTAGTTGTAGGTTCCCTTGTGCTATAGAACCCAATTGTCTGTTCCAGTCATGATTTAGTAGTATCGCCACGTCATTGGCGCGCTTTAATGCCTTTTTAAAGGCTCCGCTGCATATGCGCTCTATGAATTGCCCTATTCTGCTCCAAAGTGGCTTAGAAGCGCGTTCTACGGCGTTTACATAGCCTTCGATTTCTACGCTATCCGCTCTAATCTTTACTTTCATTTAGTACCTCCTTTCAAGGTATTTTTATAATACATTCCCTTCTTCTTCTTCCTGGGTGTATTCTTCATGGTTTATATCTTCTTCTATCAAGTGCTGATCTTCTTCTTGTGTAGCTTTGTCCGGGGTTGGGTTGTCTGATGTGCCGGTATGACCGTCATTCGGGTCGGTTACCTTGTCCACGTTCGGCGTGTAGTATTTATGGCTGTTGACATCGTAAAGCACCGAGGCAAGGCCAACGTTGATGACATCCATGCCTTCTACGCGCTCCATGTTCTCAGCTTTACGGATTTCGTTAATGGTCATGAAGCCGGTCTCCTTAGCTAGCTTGTATGCCTCGTAGCGTTCTTTGATATTCACGCGGAGGATTTCCTTCACGTCGAACTCGAAGAAGTAGCTCTTTTTCTCCCGCTCCAGGAGCAGGTCTCTATTCAATGCTGTTTCAAATGCTCTTATGATCGGGTAGATGGCTTCCTTGAATGTTCTGTAGTAGCTTCTTTCAGCGTTTTTGTCATCGTAGTATATGTGGAAGATGCTCTTTATCTCGTCAGTCAGCGTTTGCTTGTTTTGGTTCAGCTGCATCTCCACGCTGGAGTTTGACGCTTCCTGGAACTCTAAACCGTTGTTTAATACCACTACATTCTCAGTATTGGTCATATATAATTGCCGCCAAGCGCGCTTTAGTGCGTCAATGGCTGCTTGGTCTAGCTTCTTCTCAGATTTCAAGAAGCCTTTTTTGTTACCGCCGTTCTGTACAGATGATAGCTGGTATAGGAGTGTCTGATAGGCCGTTTGGAGGGCTTTTTCGACTTCTTCAGTAAGCCCTATGCCGTAAGCTCCAGTCGTTGTGTTGCGTAGTATCTTCACGAAGTCAAATAGTTCAAATTGCTGGTCGAAAACAAATAGGGCGTAGTCTTTGTGTAGGGGGTTGGGGTTTATGATCTGCGGGGCCACGTAGCTGTCGCTAACGTGAACTAATCCGGTAACATCGTTACGGTTCCTTCTTATGTAGATGTATCCGCCTGAGCCCATGAGATAGTCCTCTACGGCTGCTTTTTTCATCTGAAATCCATCTAGCGTGTCTCCGGTATCACCGTTAAGCATTCGAACCCTTGGGTCATCGTCCATGCTCTTTACGGTCTTGGTGCTTTCCACATATCTGTAGAGCTTTACCGGCATTGACGCGATTGTGTTGCTAATAAAGTCCACCGCAGCACTTACCGCTGGAATGGTCATAGCCTGCTCCCTTGTAATTTTATCGCCGGACATTAAAGCTTTCAGCAGCACGTCCTCTGGTCCTGCTGGCTCAACTGGAGTTGGTGCCGGTTCTGGAGTGGCTTCGTTAGAATTGTCTCGTTTTCTTAAGAAGTCGAATATTGCCATATTATTAAGTTCCTTTTACCTTTATTATAACACATCTGCACCAGTTTCAATTATTTTGGAATTAAATCACTTGCACCGAGAACCCGCCCGTTATATCTAGCAGCGCGTCTTGTTCTAGCAGGTATGTCGCAATAATCGTCGATATAACCATATCTACCTTGCCAGTGGATTTCTTTTTGTTCACGTATAGATTAAGGTTCGTGTCATACGTACATCGTGCATTTTGAAAGTTTATCTCGTAGAGCTGGCTTTTCTCGTATCGGAACTCTCCACCTAGTATCTTTTCTTTTAGTAGCTTTGTCGGCGGGTGCAGCACGCTGGAGTGCTGTTTCACCTCTACCATGTTGTATCCGGCGTTTTCGAGCTTCTGCGCGGTACTCATGGCGTTATAGCGGTCGTAACCGATTGCTTGCACTTGTACTCCGTACTTTTCTTCTATACTCATCACAAATGCTTCCACGAAGCCGTAGTCGATTACACGATCGCCGCAGGCCATTACTTTACCGGTTTTTATCAGCTCGCGGTAGTTTACCTTTTCTGTTATGCTTTTTTCATCAATTCTTCCCTCTGGGATGAAGGCCCAGCTCTCGGCTAAAATGTTATTGTCGTCGTCAAGCGACAGCATCGAGACGCTGGTGTTATCGCCAGACATTGAAAGGTCTAGCCCAAGGTACACCACGCGGCCGCTCCAGTCAATTAGCCCTTCTTTTACTCGGCAAGCTTGCACATCTTTCACGTCAATGTATGTTTCAGTTCCTACGCCTTGGTATATGATGTTGCAGTGCTTTGTTACGAAGTTTTCCCTCGCACTTTCTACCGCTATAGCATAAGCACGCTTTTTAGTCAAGTCTGCCCATATTTCCGGGATTTCAAGCGCTACTGGATTGGATTGTTGCAGAATAAGGTCGTTGGTTTCCCAACCTTTGGTTTCGTCTGGTTCGTATAGTAGCGCGAAGCGGGTATCGTCTTTTTCCAGTCCGTCTAGCACTTTTTTGGAGTAGCTCACCTCATCTTCGAATGGGTTGTCTATTGTCGGGTATTTGGTCGAGATGATCAGACCTAGCTTGTTTAGTATGTTTAGCTGCCCGGAGCGCATAGCTTCTATTGCGTAGCTGCTCGGAAGCGCTCCTACCTCGTCTGCGATGAATGCATTTGGCAAACGGCCGTCCATACGGCTTGTGCTGTATGATAGTGGGAAGTATTTCGATTGCTGCGGTTTGAATTCTATGGAGTCGCGCAGAATTTTGAACCTGGTCGCGTCGGCCGCCATATAGACAAGCGGTGAGCTTTTTAGCGTTTCCGACACAGCTTCGCGCACTTCTCTTGAAAGTGTGCCGTCCGGCGCTACGCTGAAGAATTTCGAGAATTTCGGCTCGGTAAGGAACAGCAGAATGAATATCGTGGCCACGGTGTATGTCTTGAAGTTTTTGCGGCAGATTTCAAGCACACCGGTTTCATAGCGCCGCCGGTCCTGGTTGTCGCGGTGGACCTCACAAAGAATAGCCGTGTAGAATAGCCATTGGTAGCCCATTGTGCAGTAGTAGAGCGGTTGGCCGGCCTTTAGGCCCTTTGGCATTATAAGTATCTTTAGTATGTTCTCTAGCTGCTTTAGCTTCTTGCCGCTCAGTATGAATTTGTCGTTTTTGCCCTCACAGACGCGCATGAAGTCTTCCATCTCGAGTTTTACATATTTTGGTGTAGTAACGAGGTCTTTTGTAGCTGCACAGAACTGATATGCTTTACATTCAGTCAGCTTCCTCATAGTCGTCACCGCCGTTTATTGCTGCCATCAAGTCATCGCGCTCTTTTTCTTCTTCGCCATCACTTACACCGAAGTTTCTTATGATCCGTAGCAGAGTGGCGACCGTTTTGTTCGCGCTATCCGTTCCTTTGTCGTATTGCGCTATCAATGGGTTTATCATCATGTTTTCGCGCCCCTTGACGTATGACTTGTCAACTGTCGGCCTTTTGTCCTCTTGAAGCGCTTTTTCCACGCGTGTAAGGTTGTTTAGCTGCACTTGGTACCTTTTAAAGGTTGTCACGAAGAAGAAGTTCGATTGCACGCCACTTTCTTCTGCTATGCGAATTATCTCTTGTGCTTGTTCATTTAATGTCTTTGCCATTATATTAATCCCCATTCTGCGAACTTTTCGAATCCGCCTCGTTGCTTTATGTAATCTCGTGCGATTTCAACAATGTCTCCGTACTCCATTCCATCCACCATCTCATCGCCAATGGCGCAGCTAATCTCTACTGGCCATCCTTCGTTTAATGCTTTGATGTGTGCGTAAATGTTCAAGCTCACATCTGCCTTCGATAAGTCTTTGCCGTGTAGACCGCCGCCAGTAACTGCTCTACCCATGTCTGATCCTAGCTTCCGGTTCGTTGCTCCAGAGTCCACGTTTACACCACCGGTCCACTCACCTAGCGGGTTTATAGCAAATATTTGGTCTCCTGGTTCCAGTAAGGCACGCACCTGGTCAACAAACTTAGCGTCTGTGCATGATTGGCATACAATTAGCTCATCGCCTTCCTGGCCCTTCCGTATGATGTATTTGCCGTCTGTGGGGTACAGCTTGTACAACTTATGCACAATCTCAGACAACTTCGCTTCTTGCTCATTACTCTCTACTCCTGAGAATATACCGTTGTCTCCACATCGGAGCTTTCCATTCTGGTTCGCGGCCAGGTGCGCATCTTGCGCTACTTCTCTGTAGTCGACCTTAATGTCATCTTGTTTGGCAATTCTAGCGACCGTGTACTCTACGAACTCTAGTGGGATAGTAACGCTGGTTTCGGCAATTATATGGCAGTTGCCGTGGCCAATTAAGACTTCCACTGCTATTTTCGGGTTGTCTTCGATTTTGTAAGCATAGTCGACAAGTGCGCCGGCGATGCGGTCCGCAATTTTATCTGGGTGCATTGGGTTTACTTTTTCAAACATTCTATTCCTTTCTGGTTAGTTTATCTTTTCCGCTTTTTTGCCGGTGTAAGTTTCCCAGCGATCTATAATTGCATCCACGTAGTGCGGATCGTATTCCATCATGTAGCACTTGCGCCCTAGCTGCTCGCAGGCTATGAGAGTCGAGCCGCTCCCTCCGAATAGGTCCAGCACCACTTCCCCTCTCTTGGAGCTGTTAGCAATAAGACGCCCTACTAGCGCTAGTGGCTTCATTGTTGGGTGAAGGTCGTTTTTGGTCGGTTTGTTCTCTTTTAGTACCGTAGTCTCCCATTGGGTGCTGAATATCTGTTTCAGTAGCTTTGTTGCTTCTTCCAATGTCATGTTCTCGATGTCTATTGGCTTTTGCTCTATTACGGTGTCTTGCGTCCGATCGTAGATGAAGTAGTGGCCATCGCCTTCCTTCCAGCCGTAGAGGCATGGTTCGTGTCGCCATTGGTAGTCCTGGCGGCCAAGGTTGAAGCTATTCTTTACCCATATCAAGCATTGTCTTATCGACAAGCCGTTTTTAGTGGCAGTAGTTCGGAATGTCACGTCTTCGCTGTCTCCGTACCATATGTAGAATGCGCCACCTTGTTTTAGCGCTTTGCTGAGGTTTGCGAAAGCTTTGTCGAGAAATTCGTAAAAGGATGCGCTGTCCATATTGTCGTTTTCAATGGTCAGGCCATCGCTGTTTGAAACGTTAACGTTGTATGGTGGATCGGTTAGCACCATGTCTGCCGTTACTCCACCGCCCAGGCTCATCAGCTGCTCGACACTTTTCGCGTCGGTGCTATCGCCACACATTAGATAGTGATCTCCGAGCTTGTACACTTCACCGAGCTTCGACTTTGCTTCTGGCCGTTCTTCGGTATCATCTAAGTTGTATTCGTCTTCTTCTAGCTCTACGTTGGACTCGTCTATATTATCAAATCCGAACTCTGTCATATCTAGCCCAATGCTCTCAATTTCCTTTTGGAGCAGGTCCAGGTCAAAGTCCGTGTTCATTGTTAGCTTATTGTGCGCTAGTGTGTATGCCTTGCGCTCATCTTCTGTTAAGTGGTCAAGTCTTATGACCGGCACCGATTCTATGCCTAGCTGCTGGCACGCTATGAGCCTGCCGTGGCCTTCGACTATAATATTGTCCGGTCCGCAGACCGCAATTGGATCATTCATCCCGAATTGCGTGATGCTGCGTTTTATTTCGTCTATTTGCTCCTGCGGGTGTAGCTTCGCATTGTTTTTGTACGGCGTAAGCTGCTCCGTGGGCAAATAAATAATTTCGAGCTTCAAATCTTTCATTTCATTATCCTCGATTACGTTTTTTATTAAATTGCTGCGTTTTGACGCATTTTTTGGCGCAAGCGGCCCTTTTCCTTAATTATACGCCATTTTTCCACAAAATCACGGGTTTTTTCAAATTTTTGTGAACGAAGG